CTATTACTGCTACTCAAGATACTGCTGGATCAGCATTTAGTTTCAGTCAATCTTACAATCAAGCTGATGCTATCCCAACAGGAGCTCCTACCGTAGGTGAAGTACCTAACTATGGATCAGTTCTTTCTTACACTGCTGGATCTGCTGGTACATTAGCAGGTACAGTTACTTCTGCTGGTGTACTTACCGTGACAGCTGGTGGTGCTGGTACTAGTGCAACAGGACAATTTGTTTCTGAGATTACTGTAATTGACTAGGAGTATTAGAGATGACCCTTTTTGGAAAGACTATACTTTGGTCTGTGATATCTGTGGTGGGTGCAAGTGTCACACTTGTTCCTGCCCTGGCGGTCCCCGTGGTCCCCAACTTCACTCAAGGAAGCATGACGAGTCACACAGAAACGACTCAAAAGATAACTGAAACTATAAACTCGATGGATTATAGCACTGGATATCAGTATTCTGCTACTGGTTCAGGCATAACATCAAATGGAAGTCTGTCTCCAGGGACAGGTACTAATAATGTAACTATAGATGGAGTGACATCATCATGGACAGGTGTAACAAGCAAACCTCAATTCACACAAACAACACCAGGACAAGCGTTCCAGTTCACAGAAACTTACTCTGGACCTGGATTACAAAATCATACAATTATCCAAAGAGAGACAGACATAACAAGCGTAACCGACACAACAAGTATTTTCTCGCAGTAACACTACTGCTTGCTAATCCTTCTTATGCTGAAACTGTTGGTGGTGTGTCTGCTACTGCAGCTCCTGTAGCTAATAGTTCGGGCTCAGTTACCAATCAAGCTATTCAGGTTTTACAAGGACCATACATTACTAATACCTACGGTGGAGGTATTCAATGTCAAGGTCCCACCATGAATTTCACACCATATGTGACAGGTAGCGCATCTGCTTCTAAACCATATGAAGATTTTTATGACTCACCTGTATATGATATGAGAGACATGGACGAAGATGGTGCTCCCGATAATCCTGGTGCCATTCTCTATCAAGTTCCTACAAGAACTGGACAAAAAGATAATTACAACGTAAGCGTAGGATTTTCTGCTACATGGTCTACGCCTCTAGATAAAAAATTACAAGCACAATGCAAAGAGGCAGCTGCTGCTAACATCGCAATGATGCAACAGACAACTGCCAATAAAAGATTAGATTTTGAGATTGCTAGACTTAAAAATTGTGGTACTTTAATGAAACAAGGTATACGTTTTCATCCCAAAAGTCCAATGTATAAAGTTTGTGCTGATGTTGTAGTTAATAATATACCTGGACATGAGCATCCACATGTTCATGCTATCCCTTCGGTTTCAACGCCTCGCGAAGTGTCCGAACAGCAAGATTCCTCTGACGCTGAGAAATTCTTCGCTCCGATAGAGATTCAACCTTACTCACCTTCCCCCTAATTTTAGCAATCTTTTTCACAACTTTTTTTACTGTAGGTTTCACCAACTTTAATAGAAGATCTGCTAAAGGTTTTGCCATTAGTGCTGAAGTTGTAGCAACAAAAGCAATAGATGCTGTCGTAGTTACTGTACCAGGAGCAGGTAGATATTGTTCTGTCCATGGAATTTCAACTTCTTCCACAACTGCTGCAGTTTCTCTAGTAATACACTTGTTTGTTTCCTTATCAAATATCTCTGTTGGTAAGCAATTAACAGTGTCAATTTTTGGTGTTTTTGTTTCTATTTTAGGTGATGGTTGTTCATCTTTTGGTCCAGGAACTACTGGTATAGGTGCTTCAGATTGAAATTTTAATTTTTCTTTGTTATAATCAAGTGGATTAAATGATGGCACACCTGCATCACAAAATGTCATAGTACCTTTAGGGTCATCAGACGTGAGATTACGATTCGTTGCACTAAGTTCATGTGCTTCCACACAACCAGGCATATCAATAACAGGTACACCTACCCCCTGGATTACAGGAGGCACGGTGAATACTTGTATCGGCGTTTGAATTAAAGAATCAGAAATACTAGGAATAGAAACATCCGATATCCTAATCTCATTGGTCCCTATGTTCGGGATCCAATTCATCAGAAACCTAGACCTTTAGGTAGTGCCATGCCACCAGCTGGAACACCTACAGGAACTGCAGGACCAGTTGTTTTAGGCAAAGCAGGCATAGATGAGTCTAGCATGCCTGGAAGGGCACCAGAAACTGCATCTGTAGCAGCACCTGCGACTAGTTTAGTTAGTTGTTCTTTACCTTGATCTAGAAGACTGTCAGCATTTAGATAAAGGTATGCTCCTCCACCCAAAACACTCAAAGAAACTAGACCTGAAAGCAAAGCAATTCCATTAATTACTTTTTGCATTGTGTCCTCATTCGACGTGAATAGTACCTGTCATACCTGCACCCTGATGTGGACCACAGAAGAAATTATAGTCGCCAGCGTCAGCGAATAGAATATCTTGTGACTCACCAGGTGCAAAGAGCAGTGCCTCTCTCGAAAGATCGGGACGTGCTTCAACAATAATATTGTGAGGAGGTAGTGCCTCATTTACGAAGTGTAGTGTGTCACCTGCTGAGATTGTAATCTCATTAGGTTCAAATGCTAGGTTACCCCCAGCACCCATGACAACATCAACGGCAAAGACTGGTGCTGCCATGAACATGACACCCAGCAAACAAATCAAACTAAGAAATTTTCTCATCTTTTTTCGGTAATGTAGGAGTTTTATCTTCATCCTTTTTCTTGGAGGGCATCACTCCAAAAGTGGCTAAGGTTCCAGTGAACACACTGGCGATAAAAGTTGGATCAATATTTTTCTGAGGAATACCAGGAACAGTTACATAGTTAAGGGTCAGAATTGCTGCTGACCATCCAAGTATAATAACTCGAACGAGAGTTGATACACCCTCATCCGCCCACTCAAATTTGTTGTCCTTCTTGGTTTCCTCTTTCTTTGGGTTATCCATAGAGAAGAAGTAACTTCACCTATTTATGAAGTAGATCATTACCAATACATAAAAAGTCAATATCTTTTTTACTAAACAACTCCTTCGCTTCCCAGAAACTAGATGCGATAGGACTACCACCTAAATTTAGTGAGGTATTGAGCAGTACACTGTCACCTGTGATGTCTTTATATGCTCGCAATAGTCTGGCATAGCAGTCATCACCTTCAACAGTTTGGATCCTACATGTACCATCGACATGTGTGACAGATGTCAGGTCATTATCAGTAACATTTACAGAAACATTCATCCAAGGCATATTTGCACCGTCAGGTACATCAAAGTGCCTTGGAGCGTCTTCTCGTAGGACTGAGGCACCATAAGGACGGAAGTGTTCTCTATGCTTAACCTTACTATTCAGCACATCTTTGATGTTTTCACACCTAGGATTAACAAGAATGCTCCTATGACCCAATGCACGAGGTCCGATCTCACCATGACCCTGATACCAAGCAACAATATTACCTACTGCTAACTCTTCTGCAACTATTTTGATAGTCTCATCACTGACTTCCTCAGGTGCTTCATCATCCTGCCAGAATGGGAACCCAGTAGCATCAAACTCCTCTGTATGGAAGCGTCTTCTAAGGAATTCTACTGCTCCTAAGGACAATCCACAGTCATTTGAATGTGGAATAGTAGAAATCTGTTGTCCAGTCTGTGTAATGCGTCCATTGAACACACAGTTCAGTGCTACACCACCTGTATATCCTACTTCATCATCACCATTACCCACATATTCTGCTAGTTTATTTGCTGTTGTCTCATGAACAGTACGTAACCAATTGATATCAAAACTATTATCCCACTTCCTAGTCCACTGATCATAGTTCCAGATATCTTTCACCCTACTGATAGGGAACTGATCCAGGAACTTCGCATATTCTGTATCAATGATACCATATGCTGCTAGTCCCATGATCTTACCAGCAAGATCTAGACCATGTGGAGTGTTATCTGTAAGACCAAGAGAAGCACCCACCTTTGCCATCTCAATACCAATAGATCCTGTGATATCTACATCATGAGACAGTTCTAAGTTGTCACCTAAGAACAGAGAATGGGACCTTCTGTTACTACCATACCCATCGAACACATAGTTAGTGTATGGAATGCCTACTGGCCATTGTGAAAGTACATGTGCCCAGTGGTGATCGATTGCAAACGTTTTACAAGGCAATCCGATATCTATCTCACGATAGAGTTCACCCTCATCAAAGGTTACTTGATCGCTAACAATACAAAGGGCATCAACTTCGTTGATATGCACACCCAACTCATCAGTAAGGTCTTGCCACTGCCATGTATTGTCTAGTCCATGATGCTTTATATGAAAATATCTCTCCGTAGAGAGATACTTTACTTTGGTTCCATCGGTATAGGTGATGTTGGAATCGTGATCCTCAACTCTCAATCCAATAAATTTCATTAATAATCAATCAGTTGTGTTCCTTGTTCCACTTCTTACGAACTCTTTTGAGTTCTTTCAACTCTAACTTGATGTTAGCATAAGCAGTTTCAGCATCAAGTTTCTTTGCCATTTCCATGGCACAGATCATACCAACTCTTGTTCCGAAGAGTTGGATTGCTTTATCATAACAATCCATATCCTCATACATGGGTCAGGTGTCAACAGTTACTTTCTTCTTACCGATGTTGTACTTACTTTCCAACGTCCACTCTTGCTTATCTTTGTAGGACAGAACTTTGATTTGATTCAAAGGTGCAATCTCTACTAGTTCATCCGCTTGAAAATTAACTAGTCCCCAATCAAACAGAAGTTTAGCAATGCGATTCCTTCTTTCGATATCGTTCTTAGTAATGTTCGCTGGTTTACCATCCAGAGCGAACAGTTCTTTAAAATGAACAATGTAATACTTACCTTTCTTATGCAGAATATGACATGACTGGTAGAGTTTACGATCCTTGCGAGATGCAACACCAATTCTAGTTAGAGTTTCACGCACTTTTAAGAAATCATCTGGTTCTTTAAGTGCCACTTCCAACATCATATCCTGAGACCACGAGATCTCTTCACTAGTCATCTTGAATTTCCTCCAACATTTAATTTAGTTTTGATGACTTCCAACTGATCTTTGTTGAGCAGTTTCAGGGCATCTCTCGCCTTGTCGGTGCTATATCCGTAGAACTGTTTTACTAGTTCTAGATCATCTTCTGCCGTGTATTTGTTCCAAGGCGCAAAGCGTTTGGATTTCCTAATACTATGTAGGTAAAAATTATATTGCATATCATTATCCAGATCATACAACATATTCATCTGATTTACATGGAGAATACAATCAAGATGACCAGCAAGACACTTACTAACGACATAAGATGGATACTTTGCCATGGCACGTTCATCTTCATGAAGGTTACCTTGCTTCAAGTTGATACCATTGAGGTAGTCTTTCAGTTGA